TGCTTATTCAAGTGAATAAAGTCCTCTTCTATAGCGGGTTGTTCTACAAAGCTTATAGCAAATATCCCGTCGTTTTTTTCGTTATCGTCTATAAATAACTCTATTAATTTTAATCCTTTCATAATATTAAAACGCTTTTTTATTTAGTTTATATCAATATATTAAAACCCCGCTCCTTCAATTCTGTTTCGTTCTAAAGCTTGAGCCGATGCTACTTCCGTCGAAGTTATATAAGCTTGAACGGGTTGCCCTGAGTTATTAGCATTTGCTATAGCTATTTGAGAGTTAGTATCGTTATTAAGACCGTCAAATGTATTGTCTTGAGCTCCTTGAGAAAATGTAGCGGAAGCTCCTCCGCCACTAATTCCGCCACCACCCGAAACACTACCTCCCGTAGAACTTAAAGTAGTAGCTCCTATCTGAGCTATAGATAACCCCGCTGTTAATTTTGTTTTAGATATTGACGCTAAGGTTTTCCCCGCAGAAGCTACCTTAGTAGGGTTAGGTACAGCTAACCCCGAAGGCGTAGGAATAAGAGCGGGTATCTTACTTTCTTGAGCCACTTGCTGAGCTATAGACTCCTGAGCTGAAGTTATAACCTTAGCTATAGCTGAGCCCTTCTCTACTAATAAGCCCGCTAAAGCAACAGCTTTATTTTTGCCCGTTATCTGACTAAGTAATCCCGTTAATCCTTGAGCAAACCCTATATATTGCTCGTTAATTTGCTTTTTCTTTTGAGACTCTTCCTCTTCTAAAGCTATTCTCTCCTCTTGTATAGTCTTCCTTCTCTCTAAATCTGCTAATCTCTCTTCCTCTGCTTTTTCCTTCTCTTCCGCTTCCTTCTGAGCCTTAGCTTCCTTCCTTTCGTTCTCTAACTCTACTTCAGCTTCGTAAAACTCTTGCTTTTTAGCATTTAACTCTATCTCCGCATCTACGTAAGCCTGAGTCCCTTCTTTATATAATGCTTTTTTATCCTCTAACCTCTGAAGCTCTATAAGTTTCTCCTCCTCTAAAACAGACTTTAAAGCCTCTAACCTCATCTCGTCGTTAGTTATCTGCTCTGCTGTAAATCTCTTTTTTTGTATAGCTAAGGAGTTCTCTGCCTCTGCTTTCGTTTGAACTAACTCTATAGCTTCTTTATCTAAAGCTAAATCGTTTGCCTTTTGCTCAGATATGAAGCCTTCTATTTGAGCTAAGACTCCTTTTTTTTCGTTTAATGCGTTTATTAAAGCGACTTCGTTCTCTATACTCTTATTAGCGTTGAATTGAGCTTGAGCGTTGGCTACTACTACCTCAGCTTGCCTTAGCATAGCTTTAGTCTGCTCCTCTAAAACCTCTTTAAGTTTGTTGTTAGCGTCTCTTCTCTCGTCTATAGTGTTTCTCTCTTCGTCTCTTATCTGTCTAAGCTTTTCAGCTTGCCTATCGTACTCCTCTATTAATCCCGTTATACGAGCTTCGGCTAACTGAGAGTTATTAGCTAACTCAGTCATAGCTTTAGCTGAGTCTAAAAGCTTTTTTGGGTTTATCTTAGATATACCGTCAGCTACCCCTACAGCTAACTTACCTACCTCGCTAACAGCTCCTCCAAATTCTTTCACTACGTCTTTTCCCGCCTTAACAAAGCCTTCTCCTAACTCTTTTATAGCTTTTTTTGTCTCCTCTATGTCGGCTTTAGCCTTCTCTACGCCCTCGTCGTCCCCGAATACCTTCTCATAAGCTAATTTAAGACCTTGAAGTCCTAACTTTAAAGCGTTAAACTGAAGACGTAAAGGGGTTAATACTAAGGTTATAAGCCCTAAACCTACCTTTTTTAAAGACTCAAAACCACCCGTAGCCTCTGAAACACTCTTAAATACACCCGAAATTACGTCAGATACGGCGTTAAAACCTAACTGCAAGGTATTCATTGCCGTAGTTAGCGTATCTACTACCTTCTGATTTTTAGAAAAAACAGCCATAAGCCCCGCAATAGATGAAACTATAAGCCCTATTCCCGCTACTTTCATAGCTGTCCCTATACCTTTAATCCCTTTAGAGGCTAATTCAGAGCTTTTAGATAAGCCTCCTAAAGACTTAGAAGCATCTTTATTAGCGTCGCTATTCTCTTTTAGCTTATTATTTAGGTTGTCTACGTCTTTAGTAGTTTCTTTTAAGTTAGACTTTACTTCTAACTCTACTACTTTCTTTTTGTCAGCCATTTATACTCTCTTTTTATTTGTTCAATTCCTTCTTTTATTGTTTTCGGTTGAGAAAATCTACCCTTTGCTATCTCTATACTTTCTCCTCCTCCGTAATAAGGATGCTCTCTTAATAGCTTTAATGTTTCTACAATATCTATCTCCATAATTATAGCGTCGTTTGTGTTACCGTACTCGATATGGTTTCATTTAATACGCTATCGTAAGCTAAACATCTAAAATCATAAGAAGTACTTGAGTCTAAACCTTTGTAAGTAATCTCTGAGGTTTGGTTTACTTTAGTGTCTCCAAAGGAGGTTACTTTTGCCGTTATCCAATCTGAGTCTACAGCTTTTTTATACTGAAAAACTACCTTATTTAATCCCGAGCCCGAATCCTCTATACTATAATCTATTCGTACTGTGCTCGATGTTTTTACGTCATAAGCCCAAGTAAAAATAACGGGGTTTGTAGTGTCCTCTACTATTACTGTCCTCGTCGCTATAGTTATATTATTATCTGAATCTACAGCTTTATATCTAACGTAATAAGTCCCCACAGAGCTTATATCTGTTAAGTCTTGTATAGTTGTTACTGATAGAGCTCCGTCTTCAGTGTCTGTAGCTGTAGCCCCCGAGTCTATGTAACTAATACCTGAAGCGTTAACTGTATCGGGGTTTGAACCTAAGATAGTTATAACGGGAGCGTCTCCTATAGTGGCTACAGAGAACTCTTCATTTTGAAAAACAGAATCCGTTAAAAGCTCTAAGCTACTCTTACCCGTCTGTAGGTTTGTTTTTATAGAGTTTATTCTGTAAGGGATGCCTTTAATTACAAATCTATCTCTTAAAGTAGCGGTTAATATAACTGTAGTAGGTAGAAACGCATCTATATTAATAAGCCTACTTCTTAAATTAAATAAAGGAGATACAAATCTATTATAGTATCTGTCCCATAGTGTACCCGTAAAACCTCTACTTCTCGTATACGAATCCTCTTCGACTCCAAAGGTTAAAGTTTTATCTGAGTCTGCGGAGTATAGCTCTAAGTTATTAGAAGGAATATTAACTCCCGTAAACTCTTCCGAAGTACTTACAGAAGTTCTATAAGAGAAGGTTATGTCTACTTTTTGAGGGTAGTAAATTATAGGGCTCGTTGTTATAGGGTTGTTATTCTCGTCTACAACTTCTCCTATCTGAATATCAGTACCCGAGCCGTCTAAGTTATCTGTAAGCTTCCTATATCTCAGCAAGGTAAAAGGAGTCTTTATAGAGAACTCACTCCCTCCCGTATCTATATTAACAGCTGAATACGAATAAGCTCCGTAAGGTTTGCCTTGAAAGTTACGTAATAACAAAGAGTTTTTGTCTTTACTCTCTTTATATTCTAACCTAACCCCTGAGTATTGGTAGCTTCCGTCTACAGAATACGAAGACTCATCTACATATCTGCTAATATCAATATCAGTACCCGCAGACAAATAATCTGTTAAAGGCTCTACTACTATAACGCCTTCGTTATCCTCATAAGCCACTAAATTAAATAAAGTAAAGAGCCCTTTTAAAAAGTCTATTACAGACATATCGGGAAGGTTATTAGCTATAGAGTAAGGAATATCCTCTAACGACTGAGCCGAGCCCGATAGAGTGAAGTTATTATCTACTCCATTAATAAAATACTCTATATCTAAGCTTATATTATTATCGCCTTCAATTCCGCAAGCGAACCCTATTCTACCCGTTAAAGAGTCTCCTCCAAAATTAAGGGTGTACTCTCCCGTTCGCCACTCATCTATTAATGACTCTCCCGTATCTAATTTATATATCCTTACCTGATACTCTAAACTCGTGTCTTCAGGAGTTATCCTTACCTCAGCTCTACTTAAAAAATCAGGGAACGGGTTAGGTAAAGCGTAGATAATGCCGTTATCTCCTTCAGCTAAACTCCATGTAGAAGAGTCAGCGTTAACCCCTGAGCTGTCCGACCAATTTCTAAAGATATAGTTAGACTGCAAATAAGAGTCGGTTTCATCTGAAGACTTAATCTCTCCTTTCTCCTTGTTAAGATACATAAAGAGCCTATTCATTTCGGGAATAGAATCGTTCTTAAAAAAATCATTAGAAAACTCTATTCCGTAAGTAGTCTCTATAGCTCTTATAATAGCGTTAAGCCTAATAGAAGGCTTTATGTTCTTATAATATAACCCGTTGTCTGTAGCTCCGTTATAGTGGGCGTTAGGAGTGTCGTTAGCGTGTACTGTTGAGTGATAAAAAACCCCTCCCTCTGTAGTTATTAGAGACGCTAATAAGTCGAATCCGTTAGGGACTTCAGTAGAAGTAAAAGCTGAGTCTCTCTTTAACAAACTCTTTACAGAGCTTGCAGATAAAGAAAAACTATTAGCCTCAGTATCCAAGACAGTTAAAGCCGTTAACTTATTTTCTTTTAGTTTAGACTTTAAATTAGATAAGCCTCCAACAAATCTAACCGAGTAAGAGTCTGCTTTATTGTTCTTTAAATTTACTTTATTAATCTGAATATATCCCTTCTTAAATAGTGCCCCGTTTATAGTTAATGAGGCTGAGTGTTTAACTCTGTTATCATAGCCTCCTATTACATTTATATTCTCATACCTCTTGAATATAGCTTGGTTTTTTTTAGACGAAGCGGGAAGCGTAAAGTCTTGTGAGAAGTTTGAGAAGACGGTATCTAATTTTCTTATATTCCTAATAGTCTGAGTTATAGTTATAGTCTCATCCTCAAATAACTCGGCTTTAATACCGTCTATATATAGTGCTAACTTACTCATTATCTTATATCGTTAATAGTGTTAAAAGAGAAGTCCGCTTTTATACTGAATACTATAAGCTTATCATTAGCTATAGTCTTATAAGATAGGCTTGAATCAGTTATAGTTATCGGTAAGGTATCCCCGTTAATCTCTACCCAAGAGTATTTTGATAAAAGCATCTGTCTAAATACCTCGTTATGTCCTTCGTCTAAAAACCCCGTAGACAAACTAATAGACTCTATACCGTTCTTGCTCTGAGTCTCGTTAGAGTGGTCGCTAATACTGTAGGAGTCGTTAGTTAGTATATTTTTCTTAAATGTATTAGTCTGAGTTGTTTTTAACTTAATGTCAGACTTGCCCGTAAACCATACGTCTTGGGGAGCTCCGAACTTATTTATAAAAGTCACTTTGTAATAAGGGTATATAGAAGGAGGTAACTCTTCTATAGTTATAACTTCGTCATCTACTATAATCTTACTAAGGTCGAAACTGTAAACACAAAGAGAGTTGTTTAAACAGTCAATAGACTCTACTACTCCTCCGTCTTGAGTAACCCTATCTATAAAGCTATCAATCCCCGCAGTCCCCGAATTACTTATACAATACATCCTATTGGCTGACGCTGTAGTAGAAGTAATACTCTCACTATATGAGACCTTATTATCTTTATCAATAAAAGAGACATAGTAAGAGCTGTCTTTAACTATAGGCAAGTTAATATACTTGTCTTTAGGAATATATATCTTACGGTTACTAATTAATACTTTATTAGTATCGTCTGCTAAAGAGATATTCTGAGCTCCCTCAGTAAAGTCTCTAAACCCCGAGAACCCGCTTAACTGAACCATAGTTAAAGGAGTCTGAGCTACCTCCGAGACATACGGAGTTATCTGATAATCTACCCAAACGACTAAAGAGTTATATGCCCCGTCAAAAGAAACCTCTAAAGCATCCTCTACAAACGGAGATAAATCAGCGTTAATAGTGTCGTTATAAGCCTCTATCTGTAGAGTTACAGTAGCCGTAGGAGGTCTACTCGTTGTTTGAGTCCCCTCATAAACAAATAGCTCTATAACCGCTGAGGTTAAGTTAGCTATATTATACGTCACTAAGTACGGGGAGCGAGATTTTAATCTATTCATGTTTTTATATTTAATGCTTCATTTAATAGCCCTTCGACTGTTAATCCGTAAGCCTCTATCAGCTCATTATCGACATCCTTAAAAGCTTCCTCGAAAGGCTTAGTAAAGAACAGACTCGGCTTTATTCCTTTTTTCTTAATACTGTTAGCTAAGATATATCCCATAGTCCTATAACTCCCGAACCTACCTTTTTTATCTCTTGGTCTTATGCCTCTAAATTTAGCCCACTTAGATAAAGCTCCCGTATGATACTCAACCCCTACTAAATTAGATGAGGGTTTGTAAGAGAAACCCGAGAGAGACCTACCCGAATCAGTACCCTTAACCCCTCTATCTTGAAAAACCCCGTAAGGGCTCATATAAAACTCTAAAGAAAATGAGTTGGGATATACGGTTACAGTCCCTGAGATTGAGTCGTAGAGTTCTTTAGTGTGGTTTTTACCTCCCTTAGTTAGCCTCGTTCTCGCTTGCTGTATAACCCGAGCCTTAAACTCATTTAAAACATCCTCTACACTATTCACAGCTTCGGTCGTTTACTATTAATACGTCAAAAGTCGCAACCCAACCCGCTAACCTATTCTCAAATCTATCTACAAAAGGCTCTATAGTCGAACTACCCTCCGCTAACTGATACTTAGAAGCGTATAAGTCTCCTAATAATAAATTATCTAACACACTAATAACAACATCTTGTTGAGTGTTGAATATATCGTGTTCGTTATCGTTGCCTACGAATAAGTCTACAGTATCAGAATCAGACTCATTTACTATATCCATACAAAGCAAGCTAACATTATAGGTTAGAGTACTCTCTCCGTAGGAGATATTGTTAACCATAAAATGAGATAAAGGAAAGTTAGTAGTTTTGTTTAAGTCTATTCGGGTTATATCCCCATAAGTAACAGTATTAACAAAGTTAGAGCTCTCTAAAGCTTCTTTTATTTTGTCTAAAAAATTATAAAATCCCGTCATTTTTTTATCTTCTTGTTAAATTCTGCTGTTTTATCGCTCTCATAAGCTAAATACATTAGACACTGATGCAAAGGTAATTCGGTTATCTCATTAAATCTCCTAACGTCTCCTTGAGCTAAAGTATATAATCCTCTATAGCTTCCCCACTTTTGACCAAAAGAAGTTACCTCTCCTGAGTAGTCGTATATCTCAGGATATAACTCTGTAATTCCCTTGTTAAAGTCCAAAAAAAAACCCTCATCCCTAAAGCTATATTAACATCTACGTCTAACATCTCGTTAGCATATTTAGAAGAGCCCTCGTACTTCTCTATAGAATACTTACCTCCTTGTTTTGAAGTTATAGGTCTGTAAGCTACAGCCATAGCTCTATGTAAATCCTCAGCGTTAGATATATACTTACATAAATCCTGATTTTCTCCGTATGTAATTTCAGAGTCTAAATTAGGAATAAAGCCATACTCTACCCCCTTGTGAGTGAAGGTTTGAAAAAAAGGACGCTCCTCTAAAAAGAACCACTCTCTTGCCTCTTTAAGCAATGCTTCAGCTTTATCTATAGGTAAGCTCTTAATATCAAAACCTAACAAAGTAGAAACTACTCTGTCTTCGCTTGCGTCTTCAGGTAGCTTACTGTATTTTATATAATCTCCTATAGTTATCTCCATACTCTTATAATACGATATAACTTTTATATTATAACGCCCGCTAAAACCATATGTTATACTCTCCTTTATGTTTATTCTCTAATAGGCTTACAATAGCATATCTAAGAGCGTCGATGCAATGGTTAAAAGCGTCGATAGGGACGTTAATAGTAGCTCCCGTCTTATCCACTTTCCATATATAATTACCTAACTCTTTTATAAGGTTTTTACTTCTCTTAGTTACTAATATACCTTCTTGATTTATCAGGTTAATCCCGTAGACTATAGAGTCACGCCCTTTAGATACAGAGTCTATATTAATCCCGTAGGTTTTTAGCTCAGCTATAGACTTAGGCTCTGAGGAGTCAGCGTAGATACATATCTCCTCTAAATTACTATCTTTAATTAATGCTCCTATTTCGCTATTCAATAACCCCTTTTGATAGAAGACCTCATCTACAATATACTGCCCGTTGTATTTATATACTGATATAAGGCTCGAAGCGTCGTTAGTAAACCCGAAGTCTAAACCCGCACTAACTAATTTAGCTTCTTTAGGTAACGAGTCAATCTCAGACCACTCTGTTATACATGCTCCCTGAAGAGAGCCGATTTTACCAAGTCCGTAGACGTTATACCAATTTGCCCAATACTCAGAATCTTTACCCTTCTCTTTAGCCGACTCAATCTCATCTACTATAGTCTGAGGTAAAGCTTCGTTGTCTTTATATGTTATTACTAAAAGCTCAGAGTCGTTATCCTTTAACACCTCATCATGAGCCCAAAAGCGAGAAGTAGGGTTAAAGTCAATCCATATCGTCCCCGAAGTACGAATAGATAATTGCTTGTAAGCGTCAAAAGATATGTTATTAGCCTCATTAATGTATAAGTCAGTCCTTCGAGCTCCTCTAAGTTTATCCGACTGCTCTACTGAAAAGAACTCTATATAGCTTCCGTTTGTGAAGGTGTAAGTCATAGTAGACTTATTAAGCTGAGAGTCGTTAAATCTATTTAAGCTAACCATTAGCTTTAAGAAGTCCTTATAAGCTCCTCTCCTTAGATGAGGTACAGACTCAGACACTACGCTTATCTCAGACATAGGCTCTCTAATAGCCTTATCTATTAATATAGGGAGTATCCCTACAGTCTTACCCGCAGAAGTACCCCCTTGAATAACCCTCTTCCTTTTAGTTAACTTTAAGAGCTTCTCTACAGCTGTAGTTACTTTAAATCTCATCTCCCTCTATGTCTTCAGATATATTATTATAGTCTATATTGAATATAGGTTGCTCTTGAGTTATCCTTACGTCCTTAGTCTCTTTAGGCTTTCCGTAGTAGTATTCATAAAATAATTTAATAAACTTAAAATCCCCCGACTCGATACCTATCTTTAACTTTTGAAACGCAGTAGCCTCTAAAGGGGTTAGTCTCTCTATAAGCTGTAGCTCCTCAGATTTACTCTTCCTTCCCGCTGTCTTATGTCCTCCGTTGAAAATCCTCTTGTCTATCTTATCGCTCATAGAAAAAATTAATTAAAATTATTATTAATATAGATTTTACTTATACTTATTGAATAGTTTCTCCATAGGATTGTAAATAGTTTTAACAAAAGAACAGCTTAAGCAAGCTCCTTTTAAAGAGACATTAAAAACCCTTTCGTAAATCTCTCGCATCCTTAGTTGTTGCTTAGGGTTTATTCTCTGACCTCCATTTATAACGCTATCTAAAAAAATATAATCCTCTTCTGTTAGTGGGTTAATCGGTCTGCCGTAGTATTTATTAAGAGCCTCTTGCCTCTCTTTACATCCGCAGTCCTCTCCGAATAGTTTTTTAACCATATAATCAATACCGCTCATCTTTGTAATATCCGCTACTACGTCCCCGACTCCTTTAGAGGCTTGGTAGTTTTGTTTCCATTGCTTGAACTCCTTAGTTCTTTTATCTAAAGATAGATAGTAAGCTTCGTCTTTAATCATTTTTTTTATCTGTTTTTAAGTTTTTTATCTCTTGAGCCATATTCATTAGCGTCACAGTTAAGTCTACAAATAAAGACTCTAATTGAGCTATCCTTTGAGTTGTGGTTAGTTTTTTTGCCTTAGCCATATATTGAAGTTTTAATTATATATATAACGAAAAAAGGGCTAATGTATTCAATACAAAAGCCCCTCTTATTTATATGCCTCTCAGATAATTATAATAGTCCTCCCCTATGACTGTTAACAGCTTCTCCTTACAGTTCTTTAGAGTTGTAAATATAGATGTCTTACTTATCTTAGTCTCTTCTGATAGCTTCTGCATAGAGAAGCCCGTATCTTTATACAGCTTAAATAGTTGTTTATCGTACCAAGCCCAAGAGTTAACCTCTTCATTCATTTTATCGATTAGCTCATTAAATTTAGCTGAGTGCTCGCAATAACCTACGCTCTCTAATTGAAAGACGTTTTCGTCCTCGTCTAATCTATTAGTCCTTTTAGTGTCTCTTTGATTTACTCTAAGATAGTCAGTAGCTACAGACCTTATAGTTAAATACATATATGAAGGGTTAACTTTCCCTTCGTCGTTTACTATATGGTCTAACTTATCTGTATTAACTATTTTAATATAAGCCTCTTGAACTATATCAGAAGCTTCTAATACTCCGTTAGAACTACTTATAAAAGAGTAAGCTGTTCTCTCCCATTTATTGTACTGTTTATTTAAAATATCTAATTTATTCATAATCACAAGGTAAAGGTTATTTGGTTTCTTTTTTTACTGTAGTAGATAAATTCTACTTTAAATTTACTTTTTATATGAGCTTCTTTATTTCTCTCTTTGTCTTTATTTAGTGAAGGGTTGCTCCCATGTAAATAAGATATAGGCTTTACTTGAAAGGCTAAGTTCTTAGCGTCATCTACTAAGTCTATACAGTAAACCGTATCCTCTTCCTCTGTAGAGTACCTAAGATTAAGTCCCCTCTCTTTTTCTAAGTGCTCTTTAGCTTTAGCCTCCATTAAAGTGCCGTTATATGTCTGCTTTACTGTTCTCGTAAATACATACTCTTTAGAGACCTTCTCCGAATATCCTAAAGACATTATATAAGCCTTAATCTCAGATAACTTAGTTAAGTCTACTTTTTTAAAGTAATACCCCCTCCACTCTTCAAAAGAGGGAGGTCTTTTAAGACTGTTTTTAAGCTCTCTAAGAAGCTTAATACAGCTCCCGACGTTATTAGTACTAAACATCCTATTAAGTTCTATACTGCTATCTAATTTCTTTTTGTCTTCCCAATTCATTTTTTAAAGTTGCTTTTATTATTATATTAACCTTATTAACTACCTCTTCCCTTCTTGTCTCGCTTAACTTGTATATGTCGGGGAAAACCTCTTCAACTTTAGAGAGTTTGGCTTTTAGCTCCTTAATCTCTTCTTTAAGCTTATTCGTCTCCTCTAATTCTGAGTCTCCCGATATGAAATACCAATCTTGAATAAACCCCTCTTCAGTATCCCAAAAAGAATCGAACCTCCTTAATAGGTTTATTATAGTCGAGTGTTCTTTATACCCTAAATCCTTAGCAATCTCCTCAAGCTTCTTGCCTTCTATTGAGTGCTTATATTTAGCGTAAAGCATCCGAGCATTAATATAATGAGCTTTCCTACTTACTTTCCTTATATCCTCTACTAAAGGATATAGACTCTTAATTCTGTCTTCTATATTCATAATTCTAACTTTAATTGATTATTTGTTATTATTTTCTCTGTTTTTGCCTGAGCTATAAACCAACCCCTTTGCCCTAAGTATCTGAACTTATCTAAATCGTCTGAAGGGAATAAGCTGTCGAATAGTATAATAGAGTCGTGCCTTCTTACTCCTACTCCATTAAAAAGCCAATCGTTTACGTTATTACATATATTCATTTCGTGGAAGGTATAGTACTGAAATATAGCTCCCTTCTCTCTATTATAAAACTCTCTCAATAAAAAAGATATTACCATACTATCGAAACCCAAGCTCTTTAAATTATATCTAAGGTTTGCTTTATGTCTGCTCTCAGTATTACTGCCTCTATGCTCGTTAGATATTAAGTTCAATAATGTATTAATCTTATCTTTATTAACCTTATTCTCTCCGTAAAAATCCGAAGGTAACTCTAAACCTACTGAAGCGTAAATAACTCTCGGAGCACAGCTTTTTATATCGAACTCTCTAACAGAAACCCCTACAAAAGAACATATCTCTACTATCGTATCTATATTTATTTTTGTTAGTAAGTTGTAGTCTCTATTGCCTACGTAGTTCTCAGGGAAAATATACTCTTCATTAGATAGGATACCTATCAACGATAGAGCCCAAGCGTATATATTTTTTTCGTATCGCTGTATTTTATCAATTAACTCCGCTTTCCTCGTAGGAGAGTTTCTAAGAGCTCTTAACTCTTCTTTCTTGTCTAACCTATAAGAATCTTTTAAACGCTCTAAAAACCCCTTTAAAATGCCATTTGAAGCATTATCTAATATCTGCATTTGTTTTTGTGTTGCATAGATTATACTCTTATCCTCGTACTGCATATAATTAATATAACATAGATGTTCTTTGTATTGACTTAAAAAAGAGGATAAAATCTTATCGAGTGTACTATCTTTGTGGTAGTCGCTTGGAACTTTAAAACTAAAAAACCTTTCATTTAACTTATGCTCTAATATTAAGTCCCTATTAACATAACAGTAATACTCCGTCTGTCTTGTGTTAATCATTTTAATAGTCTTAGAAACCTCTTTGCTACTTATTAGATTTATATTCCTATTCCTAAGAAAACCACTATACTCCGAAGCGAACAAACCTTTATTAATCATAACCTCTTTTTCTCTCTCTAAATCCAATAGGTCTTTATTTATACTATACCTACACCCTAAATGAGTCCTCTTTACATTTAAAAGCTTTAAAAATCTAAATCTGTCTTCGTGAGTTAGGTTAGGTACTTTACTCAGTTTTGAGTATGTACCCCAATCTGAGGACGAGACCTTACTGTTTTTTATCTTATGTATTATTCCTTCTATACTACTTAATACTTCCCTCTTAGGAGACTTGCAATAAGTAGCGGAGTTATATCCGTTCCGAGTTCTGTTTATAGCTTGGTATATATTCCCTGCGTTAAAAGAGTCTTCAGAGTCATTGTCTAAGTCTTGAAAAAAGTAAACCCTTATATTAGGCTCTTGTATATCGAAACCTTCAAAAGCTTGAGAGCTCCCTATTATAAATTTAGGGTTATTAGATATTAAGAACTTTTTGCAAATAGTCTCTAATAACTTGGAGCCCGTCTTTAGGTCTGCTTTTAACTCTAACTTTCCTTCTGAGTTCTTTGTAGCAAAGTGAGATATAACTCTTATAGAGTTAGTAAATACTATAACGCTTTCCTCAGTATTGTTTATATAATGCTTCGCCTCGTCTATTACAGATTTATAGTTGTCGTTGCAAATTATATCATACCTCATATTATAAGACGTCGGTATTAATGTTACATCTACATCGCTAAATAATAACGGAGTAGCTGATACAGTACTTATAGAAGTGCCTTTTTTTAACCAAGAGTCCTTAATAATATCTAAGAACCCTCTAAGAGACTTCCTATATAGAGAGCCTTGTATAGTACTATGGTACTCGTCAATTAAGATATACTCCTTATCTCTATTAGATAACTCATCGAACATCTTTAAGCATGTATCCGTAGTAATTACTACTACATTAGTCTTTTTAAGCAAAATAGAGTCATTTGAGCCACTACAAAAGAACTGAATATCCGTTAAAAAGTTCGACCTATTTTTATGATAACTCTCTTCCTTAGATAATACTACTTGTCTATTTGGGGCTATTAGTATATTTATAGAGCCTTGTCTTTTTGGTAGCATATTTAAAAAAGAGTGAGACATTCCCGAGCCCGCTATAGTCTTATCTATATGAAGCAACTCTCCGTCTTTAAAGCATTTCAAGAAGACATCTTTAGGTAAATATTTGGCATTTTTCTCAGCTACGCCCAAACTGTTTACGGGGTTGTATCTTATTATATTCATTTAGTGTATTTTAGTTATTTGATTTTTTGAGATTATCCTCAATACTTAAAGGCTGAAGGTTCGTATAATGACATAATCTTAAAAGCTCCTCCTTAGTATTAGCTGAGCTTAATGGTGTTATATGGTCTACAGCCCATTTAGACCTATCTCCATTCAAATCTACGTCAGTATAATTTACGCTCTCAAGATGTCTCATAAGTTCTTTATGAGTTACTCCTATAACCCTAAAAGTCTTAGAGCTCTTCTTATAAGGTCTTACGGTCGCTAAATATGTTAACGAACACAGAGAGGTCTTTATTTTATATAAAGGATTTTCTTTTGAGCGGTTGCGTCTGTATAGGTTAACCCTATCTCTGTTTTTGCTTCTCCAATTCTTATTGTATAGTCTTATCTGTTCTCTATTCTTTAGACTATACTCTTTAAAACAGTCCTTACACTTAATCTGAAGCCCGTCCTTACTTCTGCTGTTCTTATGGAAGTCATTTTTATCTTTTTCTTTTTTACATTTAATACATACTTTCATTTAGTTTTTTTTGAGCCTCCCTATGTCATCCGCCCTTCTTTGTGGGGTACTAAAAGGGAAGTTTATTAGTTAATATATATAAGTAAGTCGTTTTTTATGTAACCGACTAAAGGAGTGCATCTTACGTTGTTTCAAATCGTGACACTTTTGGCATTTTTGTCACTGTTTCAAACATTAAAATAAGTAGGTTAAGTAGGTTAAGCATGATATTCAATTGGGCAAAAAAAGGTTAATCTATAAACGATTTTAAAATAATTATTAATCTTGACTCTGTTACTCTAATATTTAAAAAACTAAAAGTATATTGTAAAAGCTTTAAGTCTCTTTTTTGTTTATCGGTTAAATTCTCTTTTAGAACTCTATTAATACCTTTTTGTTTAGTTGTCATTGTTCGATAATTTTTACTTTGCAATTTTTATTTCCAACTTCTAAATTAATTCTACTACTTACTTTTACATTGCCATTACAGTTGCCTATATATATATAAGGTTTTATATAATCGTTTTCCTCTTCTCTTGCTAAAAAGCCATGAATAAACGTAACATCTTCTGCATGATTAATCTTTAATCCGCTTTTACTTTGTAACATAACCACGCTATTATAACCTTTTAATGTATCTGAAACGCTTTTAAAATGTGCTGTTATTATAGTTTCAGTACAATCTATTACCATGTTTTGAGCGTTTAAGCTAAAGGCTGAAATAAGTAATATATAACCTATATGTTTTTTTATTGTCATTTGATTTTTAATTATTTAAGTTAAAAGGTTGTTTTATCAGTAGTTGTGAAACATATTGCTTAACTACGTTCTTTTTTTAAGTGATAATCAATATCTGCAAGTCTAATTTTATTCTTTAACTCAATGTCTGTTAAGTCGCAAGACGATTTCACAACACCACAATAAGGGCAAACCAACTGTTCGCTTCGCTCTACAACATTGTGTAAATTCAATGCTTCGTTTATGGCTTCGATTATACTTTTGTGTAGTCGGCTGTGAGTTCTTTTGAAAGATTCTTGATTCCACTGAACCATATTCTTTCTTGCAAACTTTTCTAATATTTTTTCTGCTTCGTTCATATTTTATGTTTTAATAATTCGCACTGAAATTTACACTTTGCCGTTGTAAAACATTAAGGCTTTAGCTCAATGTAGTTGTCCCCGTCATAAATATACACTTTACAAGGTGCGTTGTTTATTAGCTCAATGTCTTTATTATATTGTTCTTTTCTTTTTTCGCTGTTTAAGTCAACCTTGAAGGTATGTTTATACTTACTCTTTTTTATATCCATAATTTATTTATTTGTTTAACATACGGTATAATTCCGTTATTTTTTGAGTCATATTATCGGGAGTATATATCCCCTTCCCTACTTGGGGCTTTTTACCTCTCCTATGTATCTCTAATCTAAGTTCAGTTCCGAGAGTATTTAAAGGTATAGGGACAACCTTAATGCCTTTATCTAAGCAAGCTCTCATATTTTTAGCGTCTTCTTTATTGTACATCTTTTAGCGTTTTAAAGCGTTCTAAAGCCTCTTTAATACCTAAGCAAGCCTCGAACCTCTCCTCTTCCTCAAAGAGCTTTAATATCGAAGCAAAATACTCTTCTTTATATCCCGAAGAGAGGTCTGCTATAGTACTTATAAAAGCGTCTTTGTAGTCTTTGGTTTCTCTTATTAACATATAGAATTATCTATTGTCTCTATCATATGTCTTAAATTCTCCTTATCAACTTTAGCCTCTAAGGTTTGGTCGTGAGTTGTAAAGGTTATATGATAGTATTCGTTACTGCTATCCTTTATTAATTCACACTTTGTTTTAATTGTCTTTTTTCTCATTTGTGTTTTTTTTAAAAATATCTATTGCTTTTTCTAACTTTTGCTCTCCTCTTAAAAGCTCTTCAGGACTAAGCTCTCTAACTGCTACTTCTCCCGTTGTCTTGTCTACAACTATAAAAGAGAATCTATCTCTATTAAAGAGTTTCAAATATAAAGCTCCTTGTAAATCATAGCCGAAATTATCTATAGAAGACTCAAACCTATTAATATCCGAAGTAGTTTTTAAGTCGACTACTGCGTCTTCAGTTAAACAGTCAGCTTTACCTCTAAAAGGAAGCCCTCTATATGTCATTATCTCGGGAACTTCTTTTTCTGAGCCGTCTAATATTAGAAAGGAGTCGAAGCTCTTATCTACGTAGCTCGCTATTTTAAGACACTTCTCTAACTCTCTTGAGGTATATACCTCAGCTTCGCTTTTAAGCTCTACAGCCTCTTTAAAAAGCTTACTGCCTTTAGTCGAGTCTATTATAGTTAAATCCTTTAATCTGTGAGGCTCTAATACTGCTAAGTGAACTAACCTCCCGTCTCTTAAAGCTTGAACGGGAATAGGCTTAGCCAATCCGCTTATCTCTAAAAGATAATCGTCCCAAGACTTTAATATAGTTTTAAGAGATGAGCTACTTAATGCGTGCTTTCCTAAGAAGCCGTAATAAAAGGCATCCTCCTCCATTTGTTTAAGCAAGTAGCTTTTTTCGAAAATCTCTCTGTTTAATAATTTAATATCCATTCTATTCTATTTTTGATTTTATAAACTTCCAAACCTCAAGCTCTGCCTCTTCAGATTTTATAACCTTCTCTATAACGTCCTCAGATACTATACCTTCTAAAGACTTCCTTATTATCTCTTTAGTTTGTATAATCGCTTCTATCTTAGCGTTAACCTTATTAATAGCTCTCTCCTTAATAGTCATAGTCCTTAACATTATCAGTTAATATCCTCTCTAACATTGCTAAACTCCTCCAAGCCACTTTCGTTAAATGCAAACAGTTGTCATCGTCAAAATGCTCCCCCGAAGCGTGGTCTGTTAAATGTCTCATTAAGGCGTCTAACTCATCTGTAGACTTGTCTTTATCCCAATGTAAAGGCTCTCCTTTATGGTGTTGCTCATTAGCTATAAGCGACAACCTACTTACCTCAGCTATAGCGTTAGGAAAGTACTTTAAAAATCCCGAGTATATCGGCGTATTTTTTCTCATTAATTTTGTATCCATATTTTTTGTATTAAAAAAGCCCTCATTTCTGAAGGCTTAATAGTGTTAAATAATCTATTTTAAAAATCTACAGTTTCCTCTAAAGATGCTGTTTTTATAGTTCCGTCAGTCCAAACTACTTTACCATTACCTAAATACTTTCGAGGCTCTTTAGACAATCTATCCTCTTGAGTTTGGCTTACAGCTATAGAGACATTATTACCGAACTTGCTCTCGTCGTTTACGTAGCCCGATAAGTTAATCCACTTCGCTCCGTTCTTACCTTCAAAAGAAGGCAAATCTTTTAATTTGTTTAAATCTACTGAAAAGTTAATAATTGCACTCATAATTTAATTGTTTTTAAAAATTGTTAATATTTACTTTTTACTATAGTAATACGAGGATATTACTTTTTCGTTCATATCCCCGTATCAATTTTTTCTATTTACTTGACTGTCAAGAAGTCTACGTCTGATTTAGATAAGTTATACTTCTGCTTAATAGCGTTTATAGAGCCTCCTTTATCTAAAAAGGCTTTAGCTTTACTCAACTGCTCTTTGGTTATATTCGGCTTCTTGCCTTCCGTTTTACCATGAGTATTAACAGCGTCTGCGTCCGCTGTGTCATCTATTAGGAATAAGTTTCCTAAAGCGTACTTCTTAGCATACGAAGACGAAGCTCCGTATCTCTGACTCATAGCCATTCCTTTTTGTTCAAAGTCTACGCCAACTACAGCGGTCGCTTTTATACTACGCCCGTCCTCAGTACAAGTAATCTTAGCTGTACTCATTAATAAGCCGTCTCCTAATAGTTTCTCTTTTATTGTTACAATAACCTTATGAGACTCTATAAAGGGCTTTAAAGCCTCTAAGATGTCCTCAGCACTTCTGTAGTTATATTTTCCGAAATTGTTTACTCTGTTTTTACTTACTTTTAAATTAGCTTGAATATAAGCTAACTTCTCTTGAATTGTTTTCATTGTTTTTGTTTTAGATTTTAGTTATAAAAATTATACTTAATGCTACGCAAACCATAGCTAACCCGATTAAAGTACATAATAAAAAGTCTTCCATTACTTCCTTTATCTTTTGTTTTTGCTCAATCTCTTTTTTAGTATTTACTACTATTCGAGTAGGTTTGCCTTTTCTCTTTACTTCTTTTATTGTTAATTCGTTTCTCATTTTGTTTCTTTTTATCCATATTAACAAAGAGAGTCTCCAAAGGTGTAATCAACTCCGCCAATGTTTTTAACTTCCTTTTCAAATCTATCTCTAAGTGTTTGCATTTTTTTTGTAGCCATTTTTTCAGACCAAGTTTTCTTGTCTCCATTATTCATATAATCCCAAGCCAAATTAACTATCTTGTCTAATTTTTTAGATGTTTTAACTCCGTACTTATTAATGTATGCTTCCATATTTTCTAATTGTTTTAGTTTAAAAATTAACAACGGTTTTACACTCTATATGTTCTGAACCGTCAAGATTAAAAAGTAAATTATTTTTACACTCTCTTTTAGAGAGTAATGCCTCAGACCATACAGATAATACAATTCTATCTTTTTTAATTGTTATTTCTGTTTTTAAGTCTTTAAACGCTTCTTGGTACTTTTCTAATAAAGTCATAATTTCTATATTTAACTGTTACTGTTTTCATATTGGTCTTGTAATTCAATGTATTTTTGAACTCTTTCAAGGCAAAAGTCAATCATATCTTTTGAAAATTTAGAAGGCGTTTGTTTATCCATTTCTTTGTATTGTAACAAGGTTTTTGTTGCATTAAAAACATTTAAAAGATTTCTATACTCTTCTTTGCTGACCACGAGGTCTTTTTCTGTGTTGTACGTTAGTGTCATTTTGTTTTTTTTTAGTTGTTAATATTAATTTTTATAGCCACTTATCTTTTAATCTATAATATTTTCTTATAATCTCAATATTTATTATTTCATTATTTGGATTTAGCATTTTTACAATACTTGTCATCTCTTTTTTATTAGAAGGTAATTTTTCCATAAATCGAGAGTCTTTATCTCGAAATTTAACCGCCACATCTACGTAGCTATAATACGTTTTGTTTTTATCTAATTCGCTTAATTTAATGTAAGTTTTCATTTTGTTTGTTTTAGTTGTTAATATTTAATTAAAAAGCTTCCTTCAATAAGCGGACTCTTTTGTTATAACAAGACGTCAGACCTTATTACTTCAGAAGCTTTATATATTTTTTTGTAGTGAACGGAGACTCGGGTAGTTATTCCGAGCCCTTTGCCGTTTTTTCGCTCTAAGCTTGAGCTGTATGTCAAAGAACCACCTACCGAACTTTAGTAGGGTAATAAATTTTCAGCTCGCTCGATAACCTTAAGTCCGCTGTTGTATTTAAAAGAACATATGCAAATATAATAAAAAAAACAATACACTAAAAAAATGGGTTGTCTTTTCGATGAAATGCATAAAAAATAAGATAAAGTGTTATAAAGTGTAAGAAATCTCTTATATTGAGATAAAAAAACACCGATGAAATACACAAAACTTTAACACTTATTTTTTTGTTTATATTAATTTTTTTATTATGAGTTTTGATATGCACCAAAAAACGTGCCAAAGTGTAAAAATACCCCAAATTTACGTTTGCTGAACTTTCTCGAAATTTAGGTCTTAGGACTTATAGAAGACATAAACCTATCTTTAAAACGCTTTAAAATGCGAAATAGACATATTTTGAATATAATTGTAAAAAAGCTTTTTTATATGAGATTTTTTTACTATGGAAGCTCTTTTATAATAACTTCACATCTTGGGTTATGCCTATCCACTTCTGTAGGAAGTATTGTTTCCGTCTTTATAAAGTCGTCATTATCGTCCTCTAAACATCGAAGCTCTACAAGAGCATCCATTAAATATTTAGATATAACCCCTACGACATTCATTTTATCCAAGCGTCTATTAGAGGCTTTATATACCTTATAAGTTATCTCTACGGGTTTATCTATATATATGTTAGACAGTATAGGAGTCATAAGCTCTTTATATACCTTCTTAGCTTCGTTATTAGTGAAGGTATTAGTATTGCCGTAGGAATTCATATTTAGATACATAATACGGTCGGGAGTCCTTACTCTTGGAAGGGCTATTTTTAAAGGAGATGTTATTAGATATTCCATATAAAAAAGGGAGGTAAGAACTAAAACCTACCCCCCCTCTAAAATCAACTAAATGAATACAAAATTACCAATAGTAATACGATTATAGTTTGTTTTTGTTCTTTAGCTCGTGAAAGCTATAAAGCCCGTAATAATAAGCCCCGCTAATACTAACCAAACTAAGGCTCTTTTCATTTTTTGTGTCATAACTTTAAGTATATAAGTATAACGAAGTTTATTTGTTTTTGTTTTTATCCTTCCAAGTTTGGGCTACCTTCTCTACAGAACGCATACCAAAATAACCCCCGTAAACTAAAAGCAACAAAGAACTAAGTAACTCTATCCAACTCTCTTTTATAATAAAACCTCCTATAGAGCTGTCTAATATAATATATATAAATAATGACAGCGTTAAAAAAGCTAAAGACAAAGGTCTTATATTTTTACTTAGCCAAGAGTCAGAGTTCATATCTGACTGCCACCTTTTAGTTACTTCTTGCATCTCTACAACGTCCATTTCGAGCTGTTTTAAAGCCATTTGTAACTGCTGAGGCGACAAATCTCCGCTATTGGTTAGTATATTTATAGCTCCTTTAATATCTCCCGTTACAACGCTCCCTACAACTCCCGCAACATCCTTGAAGTTTATACTTCTAAGGAAGTTTCCTACTTTAGTGCCTTCTCCTCCGTTTTTAATTAATTTATCTTTGCTCATAGCATATTATTTTTAAAGTTATAAGCTATACCTAATAGCTCTTCTTTTTGCTCTCTCTTGAATAGGCTTATAATCTCTTCTATATCTGTAATCTCTATCTCTGAGTGCAAGAGATGAATCCATTTATAAAACTCTTTTGGAGTCATACTTAAAAGCTCCTCTTCTAATATCTCAATATCCTCTTCCATTTAATTTACTCTTTTTATTTTTTTGATTTTTAACCTAAATGTAGCTCTCGTCGAATATCCTATCTGTAATTCAACCCAAATATTATCTATTAATCTATTTGCATAAGAATATCTCCAATACTCTTTGTCTGTCTTTATGCTGTAGAACTTAACAAACTGCGAACCTATGATAGAGTACTTTAAAGATAATATAGAGCCTTTATTATCTAAATAAGAGCCGTATTCGTCTTCATACTTGAGCCCTCCTATATAATATAGATTTGGTTTTAGTATTTTACCCTCTCTCTGAAGTATGCCTTTTGGCTTTAAGAATACATAATCCATGTCAGAACCTTTTAACATGCTTAATGTATGTAAATTCCAAGCGGGGTTTCTTATAGCCGTCCATTTAAAAGCAGTCCAAAAACCTCTACTTCTACCTCTCATCCACCAATCTACGCCATATCCGAAACCGTCCTCGTCATCGTAGTATATCCAAAGAAGGCAGTTTCTAAATAAATCTACTTCCCTTAACAGATAAACAAAAGGAAACACGAAAGGAGCTGTTAAAAACCCGAATAGGTTAACTAACATAACTAAAAACCATTTTAAATATATCATACAGTTACCCACAATAAAAATTACTCACTTTCTGCTTTACATTCAACATCGGGCATTATACCAAACACCTCATTAATTGTTTCTTTAGTATATCCATCTATCTCTAATGCTAATTCTATTGCGTTTCTAATAGCATAAGGGTAATGGCACGTTTTAGTATCTATTGTTACTATTGGAGTTTGGCTTTCACTTTGGTTTCTTTCAATAATTATTTTCATAATACGTAATTTTAAAAGTGGGTAACAATGTATATAGTTTATAAGCCCACTAAGTTTATATTCATTTAATTGTAATTTCTGCTATGGCTTACAAAACCATATACTCAACGTTGTGTCGTAATACAAGTACATACGCACAACACAGAATATAAATAATAAAATTATATTGGCTTATGTTCTATTTTATAAGCGTAGTGATAATTACTATTTTTATTGTGGCTTCCGTAATACGTTTTCACAAGACACTTTATTTTTTCATTTGGCTTATATAAAGCAACAAAGCGTATTTCTTCTTTTATGTGGTCTGTGTACATCTTCATATAATTTAACTATTCATATTCTAATTTAAAACGATTTTTTTTAATTTATGTTCTATAGTCCCAATAAGCGGGGTTTTTTCGAGTGTCTAAATGTAAAAAAGTGTTATATATACCTATACCTTTTATATTCAAGTCCTCGCAGTCTTTTAAATATCGAACCTCATCTAATAGCTCTTCAGGACTCAGTCCTTCTACAGCTATATCTGAAGCCTTGCCTTTAACGTGCTGAGAACTATCATTAGAACCTATATGCCTATTATACTCTATACATCTATAGCCCGAGTTAACTCTTATAGACTTGCCTATATGTTCTCTTATTTTTTGAAGCTCTTTAGCTAAGTTTTTTATATTATCTAAAACATCTTCAGGCATATCGCAACCGCAAGAACATTCAAACTCCCATAAGTTAAAGTTCTCAGTTAGACGCATCTATTACGGTTTTAAATGATAGGTTAAGTTTTGGAAATAATATTATCATAGGCTCTTTACTAAATAAATCCTCCTTAGACCTATATAAGCCCTTTTTAACGACTTTTCCTAATAAATCGTATATAATATAAGGCTCATCAGTTTTAAGGCTCTTAGAGTGCTCTAAAACGCTTAGAGAGGCATCTGTAATTATATCTCCGTAAACAATTAAGCCTTCAGCTTCAGTATCTACAGCTCCTGACGTTATTATTAAATTGCCCATTATAATTAATTCGCTCGTACAATTATTGCTAAATGTCACTTGGCTTTCAGTATTTAAAGCGTAAAAGTCTCCGTTAACTGTTAGTGTAGTGTTACTAAGTCTTAAATGATTGTCATTTATATTAACGTCTCCGTTAGTATAATAATTTTGATATTCAGAATAAATACATTCAGGAAAGTCAGAATGGTTGTCGTCATCTGTAGAACAGCAACCTAATCGTAAGTCCCATTGTAAATCATTTAACACATCTCCTATAGATGTTTGAGATAACGCACTTAAAGAAAATGCTAATAATAGAATCGTAATAATTTTTTTCATCTTTATTTTTGTTTTTTATTTCTTAAATCGTTTTTTATTATAGCTATTATCTTGAAAATAGTGTAAGCAATAGATACCATAAGCAAAGCAGTTTTAAGTAAAGCGTCAATATTGCTAAGCGTTGATAAAAAGGCGAGTGTATTAATGCTGTATATTTTAATCGTATCAAATGTGCCCATTTTATAAATAAGGGTTTCAAAGGTTTTCATTATTTTATCTTGTTAATTCTTGTAAGGTTGTTTCGGGGAGTTTTTCGTTCCAAACTCTGAACCTTTTAACTCTCCATTGCCCCGTAGTTTCGAACCCGTACCAACTCGTATTTTCTATATTATTTATAACCGAACAGTCGTTAGTCCCCGAATCTGTATTAGTTCCGTTTGCACCATTGTAAAAGCCAAATTGATTAGCTCCTACGTATATTTTTTGAGTACCTGAAAAAGTAGGCTCTGTCTGTATATGAGTGTCTAATATAGCTGTCCCTCCGATTTGTATTCTGTTTCTCCAATAACCCGCAGAACTACCGAAACCTATATAATCCGTATTGGTTTGGTTTCTCACTAATAAAGGGACTACACTTGTGCCCGAAGCATTAATGTAAGAAGGAGCTAATTCTAAAACAACTGAAATCCCCGCAGACGTATCGAAATAATCTTTAGTAAAATCCATTGCTCCGTTAGAGAAGTTTGCTCGTGCTTTTGTTACACTTCCTGAGGTATCGTTAGGAATATAATTAACGGGATAAGTTCCGATAGTGGCTTGAGCTCCCCAAATATATGCAGACTTACCTATAGGAGAATCTCCTCCTGAAAAACCAAAAACCCCTACTCCGTCTGAAAATCTTATAGAGTAAGTTTGAGAACCCGCTCCCGTAGACGCTTTATAAAACCATATCCTAAACCAACCGTCGTTATACTTTTCGACTCCATAATTATCTACAGCTCCCAAAGGAAAAACAGCTTCGTTCAAAAAGTCAAAAGTAACACCGTAAACCCCTTGAACGTCAATTAAAATATATTGAGCTGTATCTTTTTTTACAAATAAACTAACTACAGCGTCGCTATTTAAGTCTATAGTCCCAAAGTTGACTAATGTGCTTGAAGTAGATGCTCCTGAAATTGTTATTTTAGTAGCTTCGTTTAATCCATTTGGAGCTATAGCTTTATTATACTCTTTAGTTAAATTCGACTCAACCCAAAGAGCATTGTTAAAAGTTTGTCCGTAGTCAGCGGTATTAATTCTCTCGTCTTCTAAAATAAGGCAAGGGCAGTCACTTACAGAGTTGTCGTAATAATATCCATAATTCCCTCTTGGTTGGTATTCTGTAGAATTACTACCTACCTCTAATTGCATACCCCATAGCTGATAATTATCTCCGTCAGCTCCATTAGAAGAGCCATTGAATCTAATATTAGGAGTAGATACCACTCCCGAAGGGACTGTAAAAGTATATGTGAGTTTTTCCCAATCTCCCGTTCCTTCAGGTATAAGCGTATCAGATATTACAGCACTACCCGAATTATAATAAGCAATTTGAAACGGAGACGTAAAAGACGTCTTAATCCATACGCTTGCCGTATAAGTTTCTCCTACTGTTAAAGCTTCGGTTAAATCTTGTGTTATTTGGTGGTTGGTAGTTCCTGATAAAGATATATCTAAAAGCAAGCCTTTATCTTCAGCTACTGTATTCCCTAAAGGAGTCGTATCGTCTGTATTTATGCTTGCTGTTACTCCCGCTCCGAAAGTAATACCGTTAAAGTTTACTGTATCAATAAGTAAATTTCTATAGGGAATCTGATAACTATTCCTCCAATCTATTTGGGGCTCGTTAACGCCAATAGTTTCTATATAACCGTCTTTATTAACTTTTGTAGAGGCTGTAGATATTGTAGAAAATTGGTCTGCGTGAGCTTCGTTAGGAATAGGAGAGTAAACTCTATTATTTTTGTAAGCTATAGGGAGTATCTCTAAAGACGGTCTTTTTATCATTTTATCACTTTTAAGTTAACCAAGTTAAGTAGTCTACGTATCCCGTAGGAGATATATCTGAGCCCGAGTTAGTTTTATATTCAGGGAATTTAGTAGAGTTGTCGCATAGATATTTAACCAATCTATCAGTATAGAAGTTAGCGTTAATTCTCGTTTGCTCTTGTATATAATCTACTTCGTCTTTGCTTAATGTTTCAGAGTTCTCTGAGCTATGCTTAAATACACCACCGTTAGCGATTGTAATAGAAGCGAAAGGCAGATACATAACTAACGACCACTCGACCAACATAGGTTTTATATAATTATTTATTAGTAGTTTATAGTCTGCGTTTTCTACTTCATCCATAGTCTGAGCTATTATTATACTCTGAAATTTCTCGTACAAGTCAGTCCCTAAATAGGACTGTACGTGAATATCTTGAGCCTTCTCTATGTAAGGAGTTATCTTAGTTGCGTCTAAGTTTCCGTCAATTAGACTATGTCTTTTTATGTCTTGAATACTGATAAAGAGAGCTTTCATTTTATCCTTTATATTTTGGGTGATGTCCGTTTCTTGGCATATCTTTTGGAGCTACAGTTGAGGTCTCGTACTCCTTGCCTTTTGGAGTGTATGTTTTAGGAATAGAGTTAACCTCTTCCCCTTTAGATATATGTTTTTCTGTTTTAGATTTTAATCTATATAGCTCCTCTTGAAAAAAATGTCCGCAGTTAACCCCGCCTTTGTACTTGAACAAACTATAATTCTGTCCTTTATGCCCATGAGATTTATTAACTCCCGAGAAGGAAGCTTGGTCTATGTCTTCTTTACGATATACAACACCTTTAGCTGTTCTGTTCATCATAGTTTTGCAAAATTCTCTACTATTATCTGAGCTGTATTTTTCTTGGTATGTATATCTAATCTTGTAAAAGGATTTATCTAAAAAGCTTTTTTCATTTGGTTTAGACTTTATAAAAGCCGACAGCTTATTAATTACAGAGCTTTTTTCTTTAATTAATCTGTTAGCCCAATCCTCCGAGTCTTCGTTATCCTCCGAGTATTCTCTCGAATCCACTAACTCCCACTCCTCTAAATCTAAAAGCTCTCCCGCTAAAGAGTCTAACATATCCTTATCGTTAAAACCTTCGTTTTCCTTAGCCATTTTAACGCCCGTTTGCTCTTCTTTTGTTTCGCCGTCCATACCTTCAGAATCAATAAACTCTAAAGGTTGAATAGTCTTAAAGTACATATTTAAAGATATACTGTTTACAGATAATATCTCATCTAAAGCGTCTATAAGCTCCTCTTGATAAGATTTTATTACGCTATTATCAAAAAATAAAGAAGCGTTTTTAATCTCGTCAGCGTTAGAGCCTAACCCATTACCTCCGTCTCTAACCCCTAATAGTAAAGGAGAGGTTACAGCATGAGCTGTAATTAGCTTACTCCTACACTCTTCAGATAAATACCTATAATGCTCAGGAGCGTTATCTAAAGGGATGTTATCTATAGTTGACGCTGACTCCTTATTATTGTTAAAAGCAATAACTACCTTATCTCCTTTTGCTGAAGTGAACTTGTTTTTGGTCTCTGTTTTTATCCTTCTTTGTTGGTCTTCGTTAGGGACACCGTTGTTAAAGTTTATAATCTTAGTTCCCGAGAAACCGTTATCTATGTCGTTGATTAAATACTCTGAAATTTGCTCTTCTAAGTAAGCATAAGGAAGAGCTCCTACGTAATCTACGGGCTGATAAAAAACGTACCCCGAAATATAAGAGGATATTATATAAACCTCTGTTTGTGTTTTATTTGTAGTTCCGAATACGGGAATAGGTTTTAGTTTATCGCTTCGCTTTCGCTCTAACCAATTAGGGTGGTACATCCAACGAGTTATATCCCCTTTATCGTTAGGAGTTCCCGCTCTTAATGTATTCATAGGGAAATGAGACACAGAAGAGACTTTTTTATTTTTATAAGCAACCTGAATAGCTCCCATACCTAAAAGTTTCCTATCGAAAATTATCTTTCTAAGGTCTTTAGGTTTTAACAAACTCATCATTTGAGCGTATTGTTCGGGCTTTCTATTGGAGTCGGTAGCGTCTAATCCTTTACCGTATATCTTTTTTGATATTTGAGAGATTATAACTTGATTTGTAGTGCTTCCTATATATCTATCTATTAAATATTGAAAGTAGTTATTGTCTTCCCCATACTCTATAATACCTTCCCTTGCGTTCTCGACAATAGAAGGAGCTTCGTAAGATGACAAGTTTATAAAATGTATATTATCGTTTTTCATTAATTTAGTATTATATATTCGTTAGAGCTTTTATGTTCTATTATATCGCTAAAGTTCCCTGAAGTATTCTCTGAAGCTGACACCACCCTTAATAGACCTCTATATAATATAAACTCATCCGAAGCCCTCTTATCATTTATAGAATTATCTACTTCGAGAAAAGGAATAACCCCTTCAGAATATACCTTTACATTATAAACATGGTCTAATATAGCGAAATCAAAAACATCCGTAAAAGTATTAAAGTCCTGAGAGGCTACTACAAACCCGTTAGCTAATTTATAAAAACTCTCGTTAGACTGCTCATCCGTAAACTCGAATAAGTAAGCGTCTCCGTCTCTTCCTATATAGTTTATACTCTGAGAGAGTCCCGAATCGTTTATATATATCATATTAATATAACGAGAATTTAGTATTAATATATCATAAAAAAAGAATCCCCCCGTTAATTCAGCTTTTTATTTTTTGAGGATACCTTTTTATATATTTATTAGTTAATATATTTAAGTAACTCACTTTTTAGATAACTATCTTAACGACAGTTATTTACGTTGTTTTGAATCGTGACAAAAATATTAAAAGTGTCACGTTTTAAAACGTCTTTTTGGCACAAAAAAAGGAGACTATATAAGCCTCCTTTCAATATATAAATAAAGTTTCTGTTAAACTCCCTCTACAGTAGTAAAGTTAATCCCGTCATCTATAATAGCTGAGTCAACTATAAAAGCGGGCTCTTTTTCTGAGGCTGATATAGTTAATGTATATCCGTTAAAATCTCCCAATCCCGAACCTGAGTTAGTGTTTACTGAAACATTGCAACCGTTTTGAGCTCCATAAAGCTTAAAAACGCCGTCCCAACCCTCAGTTATTACTATAGGTCTACCATAAGATAATAACTTCAACTCTTTACGAGTTACTGCGTCTTGAGAGGCAAGGGTTAAAGAACCCGAAGCCGACCAAAAAGCCGTATTATTATCTCCGTTAGTTTCTCCCGTTTCGTCCATAGTATTAGCACCTCTTAAATCGTACTTATACATCGTTATATTACCTGAGCTCGTACCTTCTACTAACTCTGTAGTAACATTAATCTCTAAATCTCCATAAATCCCCTCAGCATAATTTATAAAACTTATGCTTTTTAGTCCCGCTACTGTCTTACAGCCAACTAAACGACCTTTTGAAATATCGCACGCCATTAGTTAGGAGTTATTTGTGTTGCTGATAATGAAATATTAGTAGCTCCATTTAAAACTATTTGAGCTAATGTAGTATTAACTCCCGATATGTTTAAAGTGTAGCCGTTAAAGTCTCCCATACCTGAACCCGAGTTAGTACTTACTGAAATATCGCAACCGTCGTCGTATCCGTATAATTTACGGACTCCGTTATAGTCTTCGGCAATAACGTAAACTCTCGCTTTAGACAAGGTTTCCAACTCTTTACGAGTGTCTTCCTCTTGATAAGGAAGCTGTATAGAGCCTGATATAGTCTGAAAACTTGTATTATTATCTCTTGAAGACTCTCCCGTCTCGTCTATTGAGTTGTTAGCTCCTCTAAGGTTAAATTTATAGAAGGTTGTAGCTGTATCGAAAGCACTTATAGAGCCCTCTGCTGAAAAGGTAGCTGACGCTCCGTTAAAGTTAGCTAACTCTATATGTTTGATGCCTCCTATACTCTTACATGCTATCCCTCTTCCCGTTGTTAAATCACACGCCATAAAAAAAAATATTATTTGTTATTAAAAAAGGGAAGGAAAATCTTTAGATAAACCTCCCCTTTGTCTTTGTTAGTTAATTATTATTTAATCCTAATTCAAGGCGTTAACAATTCCGTAAGTCACGATGTCTTCTACGTTAGCGTAAACTACTCCCGCAGTAAATCGAGCTACGTATCTTACATTCTGAGAACCGTCAATCATAGCCATATCAATAACAGACACTTCGTTATGGTCTGCTAATAATCCCGTACCAAAAAACAAGTTCTCTTTATAAGTACAAATCATTGTATTGGCTGACATTCCGTTAGCTACAAAAACCTTAACTCCGTCGAATACTACGTTATCTAAACTTTGATTATTGAATCTGTCAAGATGTCCCGCAGTTCCTAAAGCTCTAACGTATTTTCTGTAAACGTCTTGAGAGATATATAAATATAAATTCTCTTTACCGAACATAGTATCAGGCACAGCGTCAAGGACTTTACCCATTTCAGCAATTACGTTAGCTGAAGTTACAGTAGTACCCGTTACCTCGTTAGCTGAAGGTAAATTAGCGTCAAGGCTCAATAAAGTCTCAAACCCCGCAAAAGAACCGTCTCCTCCCGCTGTTCCTTGCCAAATAGCAGTCTCTACCGCTGAGGCTGTCTTGTCGCTTACGTATCCGATTAAGTACTCGTTAAAGCTCTTAGGGATTTCGTCGTGAGCTGAGTAGCCCATTTCTACAGCTTGCCAATCGCTTCTTAATGTTTCCTTACAGATTTGCAAGTTAACTTGTAAAGACTTAGGCTCTAAAATAGCTTCTGTTTTAGTAATTGTAGAGGTCGCTGTGAAGTCACAAGTTCCGTCTTTTAATAAGTCGTCTGTATTTAATACAGAAATAACTTCTTTGTATTTTACATTAGGTTTAACTTCGATACCGCCTCCCATAATGGTATTAGCTGTAAGTAAAGAAGCCGAAATAAACTTACCCGCATGCTCTCCCGCATAAGTTGTTGTAATATTTGTTGTTGTAGGCATAATTAAATGTTGTTTCTAATTTGTGAGTGAATAAATTGTAGTTTTGTTTTTGGTTTAGAAGCCTCTTCTTTGCTTAGCTTCATATTTTTTAAAGGGTTGTGAAAGTTTAACTTAGTCTCTTCCTCTGTAGCTTCCTCTGTAGCTTCCTCTGACACTACGTCTTCAGATACTGAAACTTCAGATAGCTCTATGATTTTAGCTTCTAACTCAGCTATCTTTTTGTCCTTAGCGTCGATGTCAGCTTGAGTAAAATGTACCTCAGTAGTCTCTACTACTTTTTTAGGTTGAGTCTTAACTTCGTCTTGAAGCTCCTCTTCTTGTGCTACCTCAGGCTCTACAGAATCCTCTTCGCTTGAAGCTTCCTTAATTTCTCCGATAAGACCTTCTTCAGATACGACTAACTCTCTACCGTCTTCTAAAGTGTACTCCCCAATAGGAAGAGCTACTCTATCTCCCTCTGACACTATAAAGACCTCCATTCCCGCCTCAAAGCTCTCTGCTTCTACAACAGTACCGTTGTCTAATTTAGCACTCTCTAAGAAAACATCCGCCCCCAAAAGGGTTAAGAGTTTATTAAGTCTCTTTTTTGTGTTTGTGTTCATATTTACATTTGTTTAATTAGTAATAAAACGTCTATTAATCTATTATATATCAATTATTAAAAAGTATTAATAATTTTGTCCCGTAAGCTCTTTGTAGGTCTTACCTCTTTTTTTCTTAACGACTCTGTTATCTGTCTTTACTTTAATTTCTTTTTGCTTTAATACATTTTTATAAAAATTAGGATACGGTATAGACTCTGAAATATGTGTTATTGAGTTTGATACTGTAGGTACTGACACTGATAATGCTCCTAAGTCTATATTATAGCTTATAGCGTTTAGGTCTTCCGATATATTAGCTACACTAAAAACATCTATATTGTTAGATGCAAAAATATAGTCTATAGAATCTATATTAACCTCAGTTATTGAGTCTACACTTATGTCATCTAAAATTAAATCAAAACTTAAAAGCTCCAAATCTATATTAGAACTTGTCTCTACAGATATATCTTTTATGTCTTCACTAAACGAAATAGAATCTAATAAGGTAGTAGTAGCTCCTGAGCTAACTACGGCTATATCTAATTGAGATAAGACTAAAGATAATGAATCTAATTCTGTAACAGAGCTCCCTTCAGTAATAACAGACAAATCCTCTAATGAAGACGCAAAACCTAAAGAGTCTAAGCTTATAGATATACTCTCTGTAGTGTTTACGGTTATGTTATTTATTCCTTCTACTAAAGATAACGAGTCTAAATCTGTAGATATATTTACAGAAACCGAGACGCCTATATCGTTAACCGTTTCTACTAAAGATAATGAGTCTAAATCCGTAGACACATTTGTAGATATAGTTACGTCTATATCGTTAATATTTTCTACTAAGGATAAGGAGTCTATATCTGTAGATACATTTGCAAAAGAAGTTACGCTTATGTCATTAACTACCTCCGTTAAAGATAGTGAGTCTAAGTCTGTAGATATATTCTCTGTAGAGGTTACCGCTATATCGTTGATATTTTCTACTAAAGATATTGACTCTAAATCTGTAGCTACGCTCGTCGATATAGTTACGTCTATATTATTAATAGTCTCTGAATAGCTTAACGAATCTATAGTAAAAGACTCGTTAATAGGGGTTGAAACCGTTATATCATTTAAAGACTCTATAAAAGACTGAGAGTCTAATTCTATAGTAGCGTCTCCCGTTGGGGCGTCGGGTATTTCTAATTCTATCCAAGAAATAGCACCGCCTCGCCTCTTTGAAGGAG